AGGACCAATTCTAAAGGGACCAGCGATAGCTCCAATGTTATCTAATACATTATCAGCTCTTCCTACTGTTAAGTCAACCTCCCTTATTAATACTCCGGGAGATAATTGAGGAGTCGCCATGTTTTTCTCCGTGATTCTCAGTTTATCTACAAATTATTTAGAATTTATGGCACTTTCAGAGGGGAAACATGACGTGAACTACCAATCTGGATATTCCCATAGCAAGGATTCGTTTTTTCTAGAGTTGAGAATTCTTTTCTTCGTGCATTCTTTACACTCATAAGAATACGATGATGCCACTGGACCTCTATCTTTTCTTGTTCTATAAAAATCGTCTACTAAATTTTTTGTCTCTCCACAAACTCGACATTTTCTATCAGCAAGCAGTAAATGTCCTAACTTAATCTGCTTGTCAAATTCCATTATTTTTCTGCTGCGTATAATGCAAATGTGGATGTTGTGATAACGGTCATCATATTGGCAATGTGCTGTTTTACATCAGAATCACATGTTTTACCTGGTAGAAAACAACCCATGATAGTTGCTCCGACTATCACTAATTGAAAGCAGATAACAATTCTTATCAGATTTATAACTTTAATTTTAGCATCCATCACATATACTCCCACATATATGCTCTATCACCATACTCATCAGCCTTAAACCACCTATCACCCTCATTGTCAGTAAAACTATCATCATCTAATCCATCTGACATAAAACCAAATGGTGCCATATCTTGTTCGATTTGATTTTTCTGTTCTTCGTACAATCTCTTACGAACATCCTGATCGGTGAGTTCTTTAAAATAATCTTGTGCCACTAACCATGCATAGATGACAAGACACATTGCTAAGTCATCATTACAACCCTCTTCAGCCTCAAATGAGTTGTGCTTAGAGATAAATGTGGTTAACTCACTGATGATTTCATAATCATTGAATAAAAGTTTATTCTCCTCAATCATGGTCTTAAGATTGAGAGCACCGACTTTCTTGACAGTCTTACTCATCTTCACTCCAAGTTGAGTCTTTTTGCCAGAAAATCCCTGTCCTACAATCTGACCTGCTCTACCACGCATTGAGCACATGAGCAAGTTTTGATATTCAAGATCGTAGTTTAGAATTGAAGCAACTTGATCTCCAATATCATTTACCTCACATAAAACAAATGCATTATTATATTTCTTTGCTATCTCCCAAATAATATTAGGGAACAGCATTGGTTTGATATCGTTGTTCCTATATTTGGCTACAATCTTGTGTGGAAACTCTGTGATATCAGCAACAACAAAAGCAGAGTAATCTTCACCAACTCCTCTTGCTACGTCAACTGTCATCACATAGTCATGTTTTTGCTCTGGTTCAATGTATACATCTAAACCAGCATTACTAGTCTGTGGATTTTCATATACTAAAGATCTGAGTTTACTTGGAGCAATAAGCGTATCAATAGATCCAAGGAACTCACACTCGAACTCAATCTTGAATTGCTGTTCTGAGGTGTTTGCAATAGTTTGTTGTTTCCACTTTTCATCTCTACCTGGAACTTCTGACCAATGAACATCAGTAGGAACATATTCGTTTTTACCTTTTTCTGCGTCGTGCCAATATCTGTAAAAATGGTTCATGCCGTGAGGCGTTGAAACCATTATGACTTTTGTGCTTTTACCAGAAGTAATAGTAGGATAAACAGATGCAAAGAAGGAGTCAGCGATGTGATTAGGGACGAAGGCGAATTCGTCGAGGAAGAGGATATTGAACGACATGCCTCGGACAGCACTCGCAGATGTAGAAGCTGCCAATATCTTACTGCCATTTTCTAACTCCAGAGATCCTTTGTTCCATACCATGATGCCTTGCTGCATCCACTTAGGCAAGTTCTCGTATGCAGTTTGTAATCTGCCCAACAACTCCCTTGCAGTCGCTGCTTTGTTTGCCAATATGCCTATATTAACACTATCATTAAAAATTGCATAGTGAAGTAGATAAGATA